ATCACAAATAGCAACAGCAACTTCGGCGGATGCGCTGCGATCGCCGAGGGCTATAAGAATGCCGCATTTGTCAGTGACTCGAACTGGAACGTCGGATCAATCCGTGTTGCAACCGATCTGACAGAAAAGCGCAACAACGTTCGCAAGATCTATCTTGGCGTCGTTGACGAAGGTGTCGCAAACAACGCAACCTCAATCACGCTGACAGTTCCACTGACTGACAGCATTTCCAGCCCAGGAACCCCTGCATCACTTGCGCGTGACGGATACTCGCTGAAGGGCAACTCCTTCATCTGGATTGAAAATGCAAGAGGACTTGACTATCGCGCTCGTCTTACCGGAACTGCATGGAATCCGGCGCAGCCCGATGTCATCACTGTTACCGCTGTCTTTCAAGATCAGAACGGCATCAAGCCTGGCGATGCGATTCTGAACTCGCAAGGCCTGAGCACTGGCCAGAGCTGGCCCGATCTGGCTGGCGCAAGGATCTACGTTCGCCGCCTGCAAGATACGCGCTCGATTGACGAACGCCGCTATTCGCTGCGCGTCAACAATACCAATGTCCTGTCGCGGACTCCAGTTCGTGACTACATCCTGCAGACCAGCCCTGGTAGCAGTGGTATCGTTGGCAACATTCCAGATAGCGCAATTCTCACTGTTGCTATCGGCAACTCTGTTGCTCCCGAACAGAATGGCGTGACTCGTTCAGCGTCCGTTGAGCTTCGTCGTAGCAATCCGCTTCGCAACTGGCTCTCTGGACAGCTGTATCGTCCCGGCGACTGCGTTTCCTACCAGGGCAAGAAGTGGAGCTGCAAGATTCAGAACACCGATACCTCATTCTCTCTCGAAAAGTGGGAACAGGCCTATGTCCACATGGACACCCTCTACAACCCTGAGGATTACTGGAAGAACAGTCAGCCTGCTGTCATCTTTGACAACGACACCGATGCCAACGATGGCACGATCAATTGCGGCTATAACCTCACAACTGTTTGGTCGTCTGATTCGCTGATTCAGGCTCAGTACAGATCCGCCACCGACTATCTCGGTATTCATTCGTTCCTGATGAGCCTTGGCTTCAGCTCGTCAAACGCTCACACAATCTTGCTACCGAAGGTTGCCGCCACCCGTGAGCGCAATCCAAATGCAGCTCTTGATGGCATTGCCGCTCCATCTGGTGCTGCAACGAGCTGGAGCAACTGGCCTGTTGAGTTCCGCCGCCCGTCGAACATTCGCCTGTTCGGCCATGCTTGGGAATGGGCCGGCACGCTGAATTACACAAAGGCACTGCCCGAGTACCAACTTGAACTGAGCGCTGTCAACAAGTTCACCTATTACTTCACCAATCAAGATGGTGGTCGGGTGTACGCAAGTGGCTTCAACGAAGAGGGGCTGCTTGTAACTCCGCAGGGCCTGCAGGATCTCGCCACTGGCAATGAGATCTCCTTTGAGGCGATCGGCGACTCCAATGTTCCGATTGACGAAATTGCATTCCCAACTTTCTTTGATCAACTTGCCGTCAATACACTCACCGTCAACAACGGACTGAATCTTGGCAATGCGACGATCAGTGGTTCACCCAACTGGGGAGGTGTAAATGGATTTGGCGGCGTCCTGCCAGAACTTCCAGCCGCAAGCACTTCTCAGAGGGGTGCGATTGAGATTGCGACCAGCCTTGAGGCTCAAGAGTTTGTGCGTAATGATCTTGCCATCACCCCTGCAACACTAATTGAAACTCTTGGTGATGCGGTCAAGTCTGTTGTCAACCTGCGACTCAGCCTCTCATCTTCTTCAAGCACGCCAGGGGAGAACCAGCTGAATTCGACAACTCTCTACGTCCATCCTTTTAACGGCAATGAGATTGCTCTTTACAGCACTGCAACACTGCGTTGGCAGGTTGTCAGATTCTCTGGACTGCAGGCCTTCAGCCTTCTGACCGGCAACGCTGGAAACGGCTTTGCACCAGCAAACATTGCAAACAGGAATTACGACATTTACCTGTATAACGCTGGAAGCACCCAAAGTCCAACACTCGCAGTTGACTATACGGCATGGCCAAGTGATACCGTCATGCCAACCAGGGGCGACAGAGACGGCGTGATCGTGAAAAATGGTGATCCGTCCAGACGCTTTGTTGGCGTGCTTCGCACTACCTCGGCCGGAACTAGCACGATTGACCTTGGCGGAACGATTCAGGGATCTGGGAGTGCCAACTTCCCCCGCATCTACTTAGCCAACTTCTACAACCTGTACGACGCTCGGGCTGTTTACTTCTTTGGGAATTCTTGGAACGTCCCAAGCCTTAACTGGTCCGTCGCTCCTTCGTCTGTCTATCCCGTTGCTCCAAGAATTAGCTGGGTGCAGGCATCCAATACGCTCGTGACGGCATTTCTTGATATTTACAACAACCCAACCACTGACGTAAACAACGTGATTGCTTACGTTGCGCCAGGTGTCAACAGTCAATCGTCGCCAGCTGCCGACGCTTTCTATGGAGAAAACAGAACCGTTGATACAACCTCTGGTTCGCAGTGGGCGAAAGCAATGCCGCCAGGGCTGCACAACATCTACTATCTCTACAAGCAGTTCGCCCCTGCTGGATCGCCATCCGCAAGCTCGCTGATCAACGAGCACGAAGCTCATGGCATGATCGTTGTCGTGAAGGTTTGAATCACTCCCATACCAAGCAATGAGCAATCAACCAGTTCCTGCCGATTTTGCCGACAACCTGAATTCCGAGCTTCGTCGCCATCGCGATTTCGTCAAGGAAGCCTTGGTCCGCCTGGTCGCCGTGGAGCCTGCCGCCCTTGACCGGGACGGGAAGCTCTACGAGATCTGGAGCGGCGCCTGGGACGAGCAGGACGCGCCAACCGGCAAGGAGCTGGTTTCGATCCACCAGGCAGCCGTTGTGTTCGGCCGGATGCCGAGCCAGACCCAGGTCGATGACCTGAACGCCTGCCTGCAGCGGTTCTCGATCAACACGCCGGCCAGGATCCGCCACTTCTTGGCCCAGGTGGCGCATGAATCCGGCGGCCTGCGCTGGATGATGGAGCTTGCGTCTGGCGACGCTTACGAGGGGCGCAAGGATCTGGGCAACACCCAGGTTGGCGATGGACCAAGGTTCAAGGGAGCCGGCGCATTGCAGCTCACTGGCAGATACAACTATCAGCGTCTTTCAGACTTCCTTGGCGACAAGGATGTGATGCTTGGCTGCCAGTATGTTGCCAATACGTATCCGTTCACGTCAGCTGGTTTTTGGTGGCATCTCAATGCCATCAATTCCTTTGTTGACAATGGCGCAAGCTGCAGGCAAGTCAGCGCAAAAGTGAATGGTAGAGATCCAGCTAATGGGCTCGATGAACGCGAAGCTTACTTTGAAAAAGCAACGCGAGCTATTCCTTCTGGCGTTCAAGAAGAAAAGCCGAAACCCGCAGGACTTGACCCTCGCGGCAAAGAGGAAGAAGGTCTGACCGGCCCCAAGATTGCTGCTCCCGTCAAACCTGGAGACAGCTACCTGCTTGTCAATGATCGCGATCGTGACATGGAGGCATACGACCACGAAGGCAATCTATTGTGGAAGATTCCCTGCCTTGCAAGCGGCCAGCACTCTGACTGGAAGAGAACCGGTGGCGATACACCTCCGGGACTTTACAAGATCGGTCAGATCTACCGAGATTACGAGACTAATCCGAATCCCCCTCAATCAGATACCGCTCAGTCGTATGGCTGGTATTCATTCGACATGATTGAGCTTGAAAATCAGGAAGCTGTTAATGGCAGAGCTGGGATTATGACGCACGGCGGCGGGAGTGCATGTGGATGGCCTGGAGCATGGGCAGAACGTCAAACACTGCACCCGACACTTGGCTGCATCCGCGTCCACAACATTGATTGCAGGGACAGAATTCTTCCCCTTTGCGACAAAGGAACCGTCTACGTCGGTGTGTTCCAGCAGTAGCCATTGAGCGTCTTGGCTACAGTTGCCTTGAAGCAGTAGTACGTCTAAGACGTTAGAATCAATGACTGAGCAGCTGGCGCGGACTCGTCATCTTGTTGGCACAACTGCTGAGTGGGCCGCTGTAAATCCATTTGTGGTTGCAGCTGGTGAAATTGCGATTGAAATCAAGACTGACCAGTCAAGATGGATCAAGATTGGTGACGGTGTAACGACTTTCGCCAATCTTGAATATCTGTTTGACTTCTCGGCCAGCCCAACCTTCCAGAATCTGACCATCACTGGGCTGCTTGAAGCCGGTCAGATTGAAGCGGATGTTTCCGGCTCGCTTTATATCAAGGTCAAGAATACAGATACAGAAACTCTTGCCAAGGGAACCCCCTTCTACATCAGCGGAACTGCCAGCGGTGGCGAGGCAGTCGAGGTCAAGAAGGCAATGGCCTCAGACACTGCAAAAGGTCCGGCAATTGGACTTATTGCAGATTCCCTCTCTGTCAATGCCGAAGGTAATGGAATTCTTGTTGGACAAATCACCGGATACAACACCGTTTTTCCTGGCTGGCAAGCAAATCAAGCTCTGTACGTTGGTCAAAGCGGTGGCCTGACGAGTTCTGAGCCCGGTGGCTACAAGCAAATTGTCGCCAGGGTTGGACGTGTCAACGGCTCAACCGGAACGCTGATTGTCAGCGGCAGTTCAAGCGGTAGCGGCTCTGGATCTTCCACGCTTTACACGGTCGGTCCCCTTAGCCGCGATAACGGTGTCACAACCGTTGGAGCACAGCTTCGGGAGATCAGCAACAATACGTCACTTGTTGCGTCTACTGGTCAGGTCGATGCAAATACTGCGCCAACTCAATTCGCCGTCAAGGAATTTGCTGGCAGCCGTTATATTACAAACGTAACATCAGAGTCCGGTCAGCCCTTCTCTGTTAGCGGAGTTGCCACGAAGGATGGCAATGGTGACTGGACTTTCGCAAGAAACATCTCCCTTTCGATGAACGTCGCCAACGGCCTTGCGAGGCTGGATTCTGGCGGGAAGATTCCAACCAGCCTGCTACCGAGTTCCGCGATTCCGACTAATTCGGATGCGATCACGGAAGGAACGACGAATCTGTACTTTACGCAAGCGCGTGCTCGCAATGCAATCAGCGCTAGCGGCGATCTGACTTACGACTCGAATACAGGAGTTATTTCATTCTCAAGCTCTGTTGCGATCACCAGCATCAGTGGCGTTGCGCCAATTTCTGTCAGCAGCGGATCAACTCCGTCTGTTTCAATCAGTGCTGCAACAACCAGTGCCGCTGGCAGCATGAGCGGCGCTGACAAGGTGAAGCTCAACGGAATTGAGACTGGAGCACAAGTCAACGTTCCGACCAATCTTACATGGTCTGGATACAACAGAACGATTGAAAGCAGCACCGGATCAGATGCCGAGATTCCACTGTTCAGCAACAGCATTGCTGGGCTGGCGCCCGCGAGCGGCGGCGGAACCACGAACTTCCTGCGGGCTGACGGCACCTGGACGGTCCCTCCGACGACCACAGCCGGCGTCAGCAGCTTCTCGGGTGGAACGACCGGCCTCACGCCGTCAGCGGCCTCCACGGGCGCTGTGACGCTCGCTGGAACCTTGGCTGTGGCCAACGGCGGCACGGGCGTCACGACCAGCACAGGGATCGGCAGCGTGGTGCTCAGCAACAGCCCGACGCTGCTGTCCCCAGTTCTCGGAACACCGCAATCCGGCAACCTTGTCTATTGCACTGGTTATGCCTTTGAAAATATTACAAGCAAGCCGACAACGCTTTCTGGATATGGAATCACGGATAGCATTAGCACTGGCGGTAACAATGCGCTCACTGGCGCCAATACCTTCACGAACGTAACCGGTCAGACCTTCAGGCAGGCTGCAACACAGGACGGCATTCTGCTTCGTGGTCGCGGCGGTGGCACGGGCTCGTTCGTGCTTGAGATCGTTCCGGCGTCGCTTTCGGCTTCGAGGACGTTGACGGCTCCCAACGTCAGTGGAACCATCATCACAAGCGCTGATACGGGGACAGTTACCAACACTATGTTGGCTGGCTCAATCGACCAGAGCAAGCTTGGTGACATCACAACCCCTGGCAAGGTCAGCGGTGCAGCTATCACCTACGGCAACATCAGCACTACTGGCAACATTTCAACAAGTGGATCGGTTGCCATTGGCCAAGCAAGTGCAGCGGCCAATACAGATCTTGACGTTAACGGCACCTATGCGCAGGTTCCAGTCGCCGTCCCATCACTAAACATTGACTGTTCGGCTGGTAACTATTTTGCGAAAACGATTTCCTCCTCGGTTACTTTCACCGTTAGCAATGTTCCAGCCAGTAGAGCATATAGCTTTACCCTTGAGATCACGCACACAAGCGGCTCAATTACTTGGTTTAGCGGTGTTGAGTGGCCAAATGGAACAGCTCCATCTTTGACAACTGGGAAGACTCATCTCTTCATGTTTATCACTGATGATGGCGGCACTCGCTGGAGAGCGTCTTCCCTCGTCAACTACGCAAACTGATCAACATGGATCCAAATACATTTCGCCTTTTTGCTTCGTCCAGGTCACCGGCAAGCTTTACGCTTGGTGAGGCTACTGGTGGTGGCTATTTCGCCGGATACATAAGCCACAGCGCGAATGGCATTGCAACACATGCCCTGATCATTGCTCCGGCTGAAACAGGCGCAAGCGGCAGTGGTTATACGCTTACGACAGCCTACAGCAATTCCAGCAATGGTAATTCGCAGCCAACAATTACAAGCGTTTACGATGGAAGGCTGAACACGGACAGGATGATTGAGATTGGCATCTCTACATTTCTTGCTGCTCAGTTTTGCATTGGGCTGAGTATAGGAGGATTTACGGATTGGTATTTGCCGTCCCTGAGTGAACTTGGGATAGCGTATCGAAATCTCAAGCCGACCACGCAAACGAACTCAACCTTCTACGGCGTCAACCAGTATTCAGTCCCATTATCAAATTCAAATTACTCCTCTGGAACGCCATCTCAGACCGCATTGACACTTTTTCAGTCTGGCAATGCGCAGGCTTTTATGGCAAACGGGCACTGGACCTCTACTTACGATAGCCTTTTCAACAATACGCATAGACTGAGCTTTTCCAATGGAGAGTCGCCAGCTGTCTCGCCAAGCGGAAACACGGGATCAGTTAGAGCGTTTCGGAGGATCGCCCTCTAGCTCACTTGAGCTATGCTTTGCTTAAGCATTTCAGTGAGCAATGACAGCCAGAATCTTTCTCCGTCTTGAAGGTGAAGAGGTTGCAGAATTTCCGCTTTACGAGCGGCAGATCATTGCTCGCTTTCCTGAAACGAGCTTCCCGATTCCGTTTGAAGCCCCGGAAGGTTACGAAGAAGCCCTTCCCGTTGCGCAGCCTCTTATTGATTACTGGCAAAACGCCATCAGCAGAACTGCCGTCTTGGTAGATGGGATCTGGGTTCAGCAATGGGATATTGAGGACGCAAGTAGCGAGGAAGTTTCCGCGAGGACGGAAGCAAAGGCTGCCGAAGTGAGAAGCGAGCGAAATGCTGAACTTGCGTCAAGTGATTGGACTCAGATCTGGGATGCAACCTGCGACAAGGATGCTTGGGCTGAATATCGCCAAGCACTGAGGGACATTACATCTCAGCCCGGCTTCCCATGGGAGATTGGCTGGCCGGAAAAGCCATAAAACGGGCGGCCTAGAGTGCCAATGAGGGAACCGGTATCGCCCGTGGAGCCAGAACAAACGAGCGCGGCCGAGCCTCGCAGATTCAGCAAGGTGCAAGTCCTTGAAGCAACTGCCGCAGCAGTTCTTGCAGCCGCGATCTTAGGTACGGCAACTGGAATGACATGGCTTGTCATTTCACTTCCGAATGAGCTGCAAAAGATGAAGGAGCAAATCAACCTTATTATTCAGAACCAAGCCGCATTTGGGCAGCAGTTCAATGAACTGAGAGAACAGGTCAACGAACACGATCGCCGTCTTATTAAACTTGAGCTAAGATGAACATTCCAGGTGTTGCTGCGGCTATTTTCGGTAGTGGTGCAAAGATCATCAGCACTGCATCAAGCCTTGCAGTTGTCATGGGCGCGGTATATCTTGTTGATTGCCGCATTTCAGCAAAAGGCACTGATGCAATCGACAGGTGCTATCTGTCAGCACTGCCAATGATGGGTCTTGGTGCCGGAGTTGGCGGTGGCTACCTTGCAGGCTACAACACCTACAACCCGGCACTCAAAGGGAAAGAAGAAGGCGGACTGCTTCGTGACGAGCATGGCCGCTACGTCAAGCAGGACAAAAGGCCGTAAGACCTTGCAAGTCTCGCGCTCTGTTGGGCGTTGCGTCTTGGCTGGCTGCCTGTTGAGGGGCTAAACCCAGGAGCCTGTGGGGGCTGTATCCTGGGCCGCCGTCCCGCCCGTCCAAGAGCGCCAAGAGAGCCTACCAGGCGACTGGATCAATCGTCGTACTCGCTCCAGTCGTCGATCCTCTTCACCGGCTTGAGCGGCGGCCACCAGCCCCGGAGAGAAGGCTTATCGCTACCCATTTTTCTTGTGCAATTTCTCCAGCCGACAACCGTAAGCCAACGCTCAACCTCGTGTTTATACTTTGGCCAAGATGCGATCGGTATTTCAAGCGCAGACTGAACCTCGGAAATCCTGATTGGAACGGCGCCGCTTGACCACCTAACTTCAAGAAAGCGGTTGAGCTTCGCTCTTGTCGGATTGAATTTCCGTACTGGTCTAGGAGGCGCCTTGTAGTTGGCCGGCAGCTCGGTTACAGCAAGGTTCGGCTTGCGTGGCATTTATGGCTGGCGGGGTATTTGGCAGTGTACTTGCAGTTCCTGCGTCACTGCGATAGACTGGCTACCAGCTGCCCTGAATGGGGTGGGGGACCAGGACAAGCCTCCTGAATCCCCCCTTTCGGTCCAAGCGACGCGAATCGCTTTTTACGGACCGGATGAGCGTCACCAACACGCTCGCACCCACTTTAATGGGTTCCCAGGACGACTGGCAAGAATCTCCCCCAGAGTGGCCCGAGGAATGGCTGCGACTCGGGGATCCCCGCGAGGAAAGCTTTGAGCAGAGCTATTCGCTCGCCGCTGACGCCGAAGATGAAGACGGTCTTAAATTTAGAGTAACTGATAAAGAGCTGAAGCGCGAATATGAAAAGCTGCTTAGCTCGGCCTTCAACACAAGCTGTCTAAACTATATTTACAGGAAGCCTGACGCCAGCTGGCTGTCTGGATGGCATCCCTTGTCATTTTCTCAGATTGCATTCCGAGCCGCCTCTGATGACGCGGAGATCATTGGAGTCAGGCATGAGCGGCAAGTAAGGCTTATCGTCGTTGACATTGACAATAAACCCGAAAAGCCAAGCAAATACTGGCACCCACTCGGCAAAAGCAAAGAACTACTGAGACTGCAAGAGGTTGCAGAAGACTGTGGCTGCAAGGTTGACTTTGTTATCAGCAGCAATTCCGGTGGGCTGCACGTCTACATCGCGCTGCCGGAGTGGGTCCATGCCTTCCGGGCTCACTGGATCGGCCGTGCGCTTCTCCAGAGGGCCGGAATCGCCACGGGAGCGGGCCAGGCCGAGCTGTTCCCCAGCGAGATGCCCTTCCATGCCGGAAGCCCCTCTGAGCGCCCTCTGAGCAACGGTTTCCGCCTCCCCGGCCAAGAGGGCTCAGCCCTGGTGGTTGGCGACCGAACGATCACCCATCCCGTCCTGATCTTGCAGCAACTGAAAAGTGCTGTAGAAGAGGCGCAAAGCTGCTTGAACTTTAAGAAACTGGTATCTCAGGCAGATAGCTTGCGAAAGCAAAGCAAGCGGTGCAGCAAAGTGTCCAACGGGATTTCTGAATTCAAGCGCTCGTCGGGCAACATTGCGTGGACTGGCCCCAGCCAAAGTAATGATAACCTTGGAGCGCTTACAACACAAGCAAGGTTGCGCTACAAGCCCCAAACACCCGAGAAACTTGCAGCCATTGTTGAGCAGCTTGCACTTGAGTCACCTGGATTCGATCAATACGCATCCGACGAAACAAAAGAAAACCTGACCAGTTGGTGCAAAAGCTGGGCCAATTGCTCGTTTAGAAGAGGTTGGAACGCAAATGGAAAAACGGCAAAAGCCAAAGTTAGTGCAGATAGCAACCGCAATGAAAGGCTTTTCAATGCAAGCCGTGAACGCCTGCGCGACCTGTTCTGCAAGATGAAGGACACAGCCGCAGGCCTGAGCAAGAACCAGGTCAGGAAGCTCCTCGGCATGGGCTGGGCCACCATCCAGAAGCACTGGCATTACTGGGATCTACTGGTTCACCATACCCCCCCTCATAAGGGGTGTGAGCACCGGAACCCTGGAACCCCCCAGCAGGAGCGGAGGACGGCAGAGGAACCTGCAAGATTTTTTGAGCAAAAACTGCAAGAAAGTCGGGATATCTTTGAAAATACATTTAAGATGCCAACAGATAAAAGATATTTCACGCATGGGGAGCTAATGAAAATGGTGGCTGAATGGGCAGCGGATGATGACCCGCCAGATTTCCTGCAGGATCAGCGGCTTGGTGTAGAGCAGCAGCGCTAGCGCTTGTAGGTCGCCATCCGTGATAGAATGCGGGCTGCCCTCGCTATGAGGGCTTCCAACCAACAACTGCAATCGTGTTTCAACCGTACTACCAAGAGTTACTGGATCGCCAGCTGGAGTGCCGTAAGGCCTTTGGCAAGATGATGCTCAACTGGCGACTTTCCAATGGCTGGACTCAGTACACAGCCTGCAAGTGGGCCAGGGAGGCCGGTTTTGAAACGATTTCCTATGGCAATCTGTCAGTTCTTGAGCAGGGCAAGGCTGGCGAGCTTCGCCAAAAAGCTTTCTTCCAGCTTGATGAATTGAATCGTAGATTGGCATGGCAAAAAGATCTCACGAAAATCAGCGACATCAACCTGCGATCACTTATCGAAAAAGCAAGACCAATAGAATGCGATGACAATGGAATTTGGGATGCTGTAGATTTCTGGAAATGCTACACTGGATTCAGTGAGGTGCCCTGCCGCTATAGGTCTTCCCCGGCTCCGCTCATTTCGTCAAAAAGAGCTGCCGAACTCTGCAACAAGTGGCGCTTGCACACTCAAGAAGTGCTTGTGCGGAGAGGTGGCATATTCACTGAATCCATCTCTACCCTTGTCAACGAAGCCCCAGAAAAAGATAGGGAGCGATTTTCAGCCGTTCTACTTTTTGATAATTACACTCCTGAAGAGTTGCAAATGCTTTGGGTGGATGGCAAATACAAGCCTGAGACATGGATCGAGGAGTGGGATGGAACAGCACTGTTGGAACGGTTAAAATCAAGTGGTCAACTGGCCAATAGCTCGCGCTTGAACGGAGGCGATCACGGGCAGCCAGCATGAAACCCTGCAAGGCCCAAGGCTTGCCTCTTGTGCGAGTCTTGGGTTTTGTGGTATATTGTGATTGTCCCGCCTTGCGGGCCGCAAACCTCAACTCTACTTATATGAACCGTCTTGCTGATTTGAGGCGTACTGGTCGCACGACCAGAATGGTCAAAAATGCTGGGTCTGCAGCACTTGATGGCCGCGCAGTTTACATTATCTGCGCCTCCGCAAGAGAGGAGTCGGACATTGAGCATCTTGTTGAAAAACTTGGTTATGGGAATCTTGGCATCAAAATTGAGTCTCACGCGGGTCTGCCTACTTTTGACTGGCAGACAATGACGCTTCGCGGTGCCCATCCAAACTGCAAAGTATTCGTTGGCCACTATGCAATTGAGACTAGATTTAGCCTTATGCTTGCTGAGCTTCATCGCTATGACGCGGACCCATCATCATGATTCGGTGATCAGGAAATTGCGCTAGGATGTTCGTAGCATCTGCAGGAATCAGCCCTGTAGGAAGCCCCGCCAAAGCCCGGAGGTGTGCAGCCGCTTCCGGGTTTTGTGCTATTTTGCCTTCGTGGCACGACGATGCTGGAAACGTCCGGTGCGTCCTTCCACTTTCCAGGCTCAAGGTCCAGCCCGTTTTTCCTTGAGAGTCGGCCCTGGTAAAAAGTCCACCGTGACGGGACGGTGGCAACCATTCAGCCATCAGGCGCGGTGAAAGTTGTAACGATATACCGTATCTTTGCTGTAGCCTTTTGATACCTTTCCTTTGCCACCTGTACTGTCAGGCCCGTTGCTTCGGATAACTCCTTGAAATTGGTTGGCTCGCAGCCAATTCCATGCCTCTTTGTGACAAGCTCCCTGTCAATCGGCTCAAGTGCTTGAATCGCAAGCATGATAAAGTTCAGCTTACTAGTATCCTCCTCTTCGCTTTTGGCTTCTGCGTAGCCGTCACCAGCCAGATCTGATAGCGTGAAGAATGACCGATCCCCTGTCTCCACCCACCTGTCAATCCACAGGATCGCAGGTGACATGAGGAAGTGCATCGAGATGATGCTTCTGAGCTTTTCGTGATCAGCTTCTCCCATCTGATCGGAAAGCTCCTTGAAGCTCGGCTCTCTTCCGAGCTTCGCTGCAAGCCGAATTCTCATTTCACCGGCCCTGCGTATCAGACGCTGCAAGTGAGCCGGGAGCTTGATGATGCCCTCTTGGGCCTCACACCCCCTTGTCATTCCTTGCTTTATCCATAGATACGCATACGTCGAAAATTTATAACCCCTTGCTGGATCAAACTTCTCAGCAGCTCTCGTAAGGCCGATAGCACCTTCTTGAATCAAGTCCTGCATTGTCATGTGGACTTGCTTGTTGACGTACTTTTTGGCTATCGCAACGACGAGTCTCATATTGGCTGAAACCATGCGATTTCTTGCCTTGATTCCAAGTCTTACAAGCCGTTTTTCGTCTTGGTTGAGCTGCTGCAATGCCTCGTCAATATTGCTCGCCGATAGCTGATAGCCAATCCCGTGCGATTCAAGCATTCTGATCATTGCTTGGACTCTATTACCAAGCACGATCTCTTCTTCGCTTGTCAACAGTGGCACTCTGCCAATGTCCTTCAAGTAGTCCTCGCATGTCATGGCGCAAGCCTCGCTTTGCCGTAGCGGGTGGCCTTATACCAAGCTGCGATTTCTGGCGACCATTTTTCAAGATGTGGCCACATCAGATCGCAAAGTTGCCGAATCTCAAGCTGTGCATCCAACTTGGCGCGAAGATCCAAAAAGTGCAAGAAAGCTCTGAGCGTAAAACTAACTACAAAATGTTGGCGATAATCAAATGGTAAAATGCCGCGTGCGTGCTCTTCTGCAAATCCGTCAAGAATTAACTCGTAATACCTGTTGGCGGCTTCTTTGCAGAGCGCCAGATCTTTGTTTCTCCGGCTCTCTGTGTAGTGATACTTTTTTCCATTTCTATCTGAATAGTATCCAGCGGGCCTTAGGTAAAAAACTTCTTCAATGGCAAGTTCTTCGTTGGCTGCTTTGCAGATTCTGTCACCCGTATAACGCATACTCTGAACATCAAACGAGACTCCGATTCTGTGAGTTCTCGCCTGTTGCATCACTGAATGCGGGAACCAGCCAACATTCAAGACAATTTGAGCGTGCTCCAGTGGTCCGTAGTGCCCTCTTTCTCCTGCTAGCAAGCGCTTGATGATGATTTCGCCAGCCCTTGGTTCATCAGGCCATTCCTCACCTGCTACAAATCCCTCCGAATAATCTTGGTGCATTCCGCACCAGATCGCCCGGTTTGGCTCCGGCGTTCGCGTGATCAGTGAAACCCGGAACCGTGGATCCATAGCAGCAGAAAAGGGGTGGACAGCGACCGAAGCCTACTTAGCCACACCCCTTGCCGTCAATCTTCAAGCTGCCTTAACACTAAACCCTTGCCGTGACAATCCTCCGTGGCTGATTTTGGTACTTTCCGTTCCTGTCCTCGTAGGTTGTATCGCAGGGCTCACCTTCAAAAAAGAGAAGCTGACAGATACCCTCGTTCACGTAAATACGGCAGTCGGCACTGCTTGAGTTGCTGAACTCAAGTGTCAGATGCCCTTTCCAGGCTGCCTCTGCGGGCGTTGTATTGGCAATGATGCCTAATCTTGCATACGTACTCTTCCCGAGACATATAACAGTGATGTTGCTCGGGACTTCTAGTTTCTCCACGGCAACACCAAGCCCGTAAGAATGCCCTGGAAGAATGTAAAACATCCCGTCTTCATCCGAATGAAGACTTGCTTGCTCAAGATTCAATGGGTCGAATCGCTTTGGATTTACTACCGAGCCTGGAATTCTGTGAAATACCATGAACTCGCTTGCCGCAAGTCGAATGTCGTAGCCATACGAGGAGCACCCGTAGCTAAGAACGCTTCGATTTACAGTTGCTCCGTCCAGCGCTGTCTCAACCTTGCGTACTAGACTTGGTTCAAACGGGGAGATCATGCCAACGGCGGCCTGCTCCTTGATCCAGCGATCGTTCTTAAGCATGTTAAACGGGGAGTTGGAGTTGACGGCGGTTTCCACCGCTCACTTCTGATAGAAGGCTTCTAGTTGACAGATGCAGCTTGGGAACAAGATACACATCTCCATCAACTTCGCATAGATAGTGTGGAAATGGTGCATCTACCTTGGCAATTCCAGCGATACGCAAAACCCTGTCACCGTGGTAGCGTGCATAGACTGCATCGCCAACGCTGAACTCAGTTGTCTGGACCGTTGGCTTGCCTTCCAGGAATCGTTTCGGTGCTAGCTTTTTGGGACTTGGCTTAACTGGCTCCATGGCACTTGCTGGTTGGTGCGGTGCCATTATTGCAGGCCGCGCTGATACATGCAAGAAATTCATGGCTTTAGATGCAGGGTGAGGCAAGCGTCCTCTTTTCTGGGACGGGGTTGACGGGCCGGGGAAGTGGTGCTACCTTTTTGCAAGCATCCGGCTCCGCAGCCCATGGCAAAAAGAAACATTTACATTCCAGACAGGCTCTACAACTCCATGGCATCAGAGGCGGAAAGACGTGGTATCAGCTTCTCGCACGCCTGCTCCCTTGCATTTATGAGCTGGCTGAATGGACTGAGGCGCCAAGAGCCAACAAGCGACGATTCAGTTAAAAATCAATCGGCCGAGAAAAAAGACCCCAGCGAGATTCGCTGAGGCCCTGCCCAACCAACGTGGGAACTCTACATGGTAGATGACGCTACTGGCAAGCAATTCAGCGGGCCGCTGTTTTCAGCGCGTCCGGTAAAGCGCAATTTTACGCTCATTTCAAACAATGCACTGCACGATCCTCGCCTGAGCCTTGCGGCCAAGGGCGCCCTCGCAGTTTGCCTTTCTGGCGGTGAGCTTTTCAGCAAGGAATGGCTGCTTTCCGCTAGCAGGGATAGCCCACCTTCTGTTAGCGACGCTCTCAAGGAATTGGTTACAGCTGGCTACCTGAAGATCTTTATCCAAGGCGACTCAAAGCATTATCACTTCTTTGACGAGCTGGATGATCTTAAGCAGCAGCACCTCTCCATGCTTACCCCGGCGGCCCCAGCGGCCCCAGCGGCCCCACAGGAGCGCAAGCGCGGTCGTTCCGCTGCATCGGCGCGGCTTCGGCTGTCGGACTGGCTGGAGCCCCACAGGGAGGCCCTGGAGAAGTGGCTGGATCAGCGGGCCAAGGCCCACCCGAAGCTCGCGAGGGAGATCAGCAGTCGTTCGATGACAGCACTTCTATACGCAAAGGAATGTGATGTTCTTGGCGATTTCTGCGAGCTTGCGAGTGAAGCAACATGGCAGTCACTAGGATTTAATGGTTTCAAGGGTTATATCAACAAACTCGTCCAAGACAAACAGCCAGCCAAATCTGGTAAGCCAGCCATGTCCGCCATCAACTATACGCTGAGATGACGAAAGGGACCAATGCTCAACCTCAAAAAACCCTTGAAGATCTCCTCTCTGGAATTAAGACCTGGGATACCGATGAATTTGAGATCTCATTCCTGTCAACAATCTGTTTTCTGCTTGAAGGTGACGCAAAGGAGGACGATGTTCAGGCGTTAATGAGGATCTTCACAGTTCTTGATGAGAACTGGTTCTCTCAGCCTCACAGAAAGGCGATCTTCTTCGTTGTTAAAAGAGTCTTCTCTGGTACTTCTAAGTCGCAATTTCTGCTTCCTGGTAGCATCGGCATGATGGCTATTCAGATGCTGAGGCTGCGCGGACACGATCAAGAGTGTGAGTTCGTAGAGTCTGTAACATCTTCTCCGTCTATCTTTTATTCAATCGAAAGCCTTGAGTCAATTCTCCCTGTCTGGCGCATCAAGCTGGTCAGGCGAGAAATGATTTCCAGCTCAGAACAGATGCTGGATATTTTTAACGATCAGCCAGACGTATCAATAATTCTTGACAAGGTTCCAAAGCTTATTGAAGCCCAGCAGGAGACATGGAGCAATCTTTCTGTATCTACAAAAAAGGCTGACGACTGGAATTCATCTGTTGATGAACTTCTTTCTCCCCTGCCGGAGAACGTTGCAATTAGCACTGGCCTACGGGTTCTCGACGATGCCATACAAGGTGGCATTGCATCCAGGAACTCGCCCTATTCTGGCAGATTGATCGTCGTTGCAGCAAGGCCTGCAATGGGAAAAAGTACGATTGCTATCTCTCTTGCAACACAGCTTGCCGATTCGCACGGCGATGTTGCTTTCTTTAGCCTTGAAATGTCAAGAAGGCAGATTCAGTATAAGGCTATTTCGTGCTATGACTACATGAACTTAAGTATGTCCAAAAACCTTACAAATCCAATCCGATCAAATAACCTGAGACTCAGGAGTTACACGGCCGATCAGCGCCAAAGGCTTGAGGGCTATCGCGATTCTCCGTTCGTTAAAAGATTTCACATCTATGACTCAGCGGAAAGTATCAACACTATCTCAACCAAGGTTGCGCTGCTAGCAAAGACAAGGCCAAAGTTGTCGGCTGTATTCGTTGATTATCTTCAGTTGATTGAAGGTTGCTCTGGCGACGCAAACAACACCGAAGCGTCAAACATCGGCCATGTAACCAGGGCTCTCAAGCAGCTTGCTGTCAGGACTGGCATTGACATCTTTCTGCTGAGCCAAGTCAACAGGGGTGTTGAAAGTAGGAATGACAAGATGCCAACGCTATCTGATCTTCGCGCCTCGGGTCGCATTGAAGAGGATGCCGACATTGTTATGTTCCTGCTGAGGCCCTGTTACTATGATCCCCAGAAGGATCCCTACGAACTGGCGATCAGTGTTGCCAAGAACCGCCATGGAACCTGTGGGATCCTGCAGTGTGCGATAGACCTGCAAAGCTCGATTGTTTTTGACGAAACCTTGCGCAGAATTGATGGCTGAACTCAACAAATCGACCTGCCCGGACTGGTCGGCAATCTTTGCCGAACGCCCTGAGCTTGAAGCCCCTGGCTATCAGGAGGCTCTTAAGTCAGTTCGTGACCAAAAAAACAGGGCCGAGACTGAGAGGATCAAGGCCCAGATGCAAGAGATCCAGAAACAGAAAGCCAGTTCCAAGAACAAAAATAGAACTCAGAACAAGAAGAAGTCAGCCCTGCCGAATGGCCAGTAGATGGTCTTCCGCGTCAACAATCATCGGCGCCAAAAGTGGAAGACACTGCGGAGCATTTTCAAGAACCGTTCGGCGAATCTTGGCGATGTCTGCAAGAACTGCACAAACCTGCTCTGGAATCTTCACAGAATTTTCCACGTCGAATCAACCGAAGAATGTAGGCGCCGACTGGCTTGTGGCCATCCCGCCCTGGCCCATCCACGCTAGCTGCGGTGCCTGCTGCTACCAGTTCGGCTCCTCCTCGTCCTCCTCAATGATTTCCGGTTCCAGCAGTTGCTCAAGCGATTTCAGCTCAATGGCATTGAAGTCGATCGGAGGCATTGGCATTCTCCTGACAGCCCTCTTGCTTGTATCTGCGCCAGTCAGGCCGTGTGTCTCCTGATACCGCTGATGCCACTTGCGAATCATGGCCGGAGCGACGAAGCCCTGCAGCAGATTCATGACGCTTGCAGGATCCTCGCCCCGCTCAAACAGCAGATTTGCCGTTGTCCTGAGTATCCGATTTAGATTGCTTCCGCCAGCTGTTGACACTGTTGCTTTTCGGCTGCTGGACATGGTAGTATGACGGAGGTGTAAGCCCCAGCCATCAAGCCAATGAAATCGGCAATTTTTACGGACGCCCAGAACGACGAGCTAAAAGGAGCACTGTCGTCACAGGTCGTCAAGCAGCGTCAGCAGAGCGGTCGCAACCTTTCGTACATTGAAGGTTGGTGGGTTATCCGCGAACTCAATCGTATCTTCGGCTTTGATGCTTGGCATCAGGATCTTGTTGAGATTCGCGCCGTCAGCGAAAAGGCTCGCAAGATTGGTCGCGATCAACGCGATGGCTGGGGTGTTTCCTACATCGCCCGCATCAAGCTGACTGTTCTTGGCGTTAGCCGCGAAGGCGTCGGCGCTGGTCACGGCATTGACGCCGATCTTGGCCTGGCCCATGAATCTGCAATCAAGGAGGCGGCAACCGATGCACTGAAACGTGCTGCCATGACATTCGGCAATCCGTTCGGCCTTGCCCTGTACGACAAGGATCAGCGCTCTGTTGAGGATGCGCCACCCAACGCCGTTCAAGTCTCTGACATTGATCGCGTCAACGCTGAGTTTGTTTCCACGCTTACCGACAAGCTTGAGTCTGCTGGCATCAACAGGACTGGTGCTCTTGCCCTGAGGGCAATCCTTGGGATCAGGAAGTGGGAAGATGTCAAGCCTGGGATCAGGTCGAAACTTATTGCCAATCTCACGCCTGAATACGCTGCGAAGCTCAATGCCGGCCAAAACAGCAAGGGTGAACAGATCATTGAGGTAGGCGAGGACGTTCAAGCTCCTTCTATTTCTGATCTCCAGTCGGCTGCGAAGGACGCGCTCAATGTCTGATCACGAGTTTTACGAAAGGGATGGGCTTGAGTATGCAAGGATTTCCACGATCCTTGGCAAAACAATGCCCATCTTCCATCCTGCCAAGGCAAAAGGACTTGCAATCTGGCAGGAAAGAGAGCCCAACCACCAAGAGATTCTTGAGAAAGCCTGCCGTCGTGGAACCATCATCCACTACATGGCAGAAGGGTATCTGACGGGTGAGCACGTAAGGCACAGTGACGAGTCACCTTCCATGGAAGAGCTGACGCATCACAATATCGGCGCTTACATGCACTACCTTGAACCCTTGCTCAAGGAGATCAAGGAGTCAAACGACGGCAACTGTCCACTTTGGCCAGGGCTCGCTGAATCAAACCTGATCATTGAGGAGGAGCTGTTCTGTCCTTATGGTTTTGCTGGCAAGCCTGACCTCAGGCTTTGGTGGAACCAGAAATACACCGTATGGGACTGGAAAACTTCAAGATCGCATCTTGAGGAAGGCGTTGAAAAAAAGCGCAAGCCCAGGAGCCGCTATCACGAAGGCTTCATTCAAATGAGCGCTTACGCTCTTGCTCATAACATTGCCGCAAAGGAAACCGGCAATTATCCGCCAATCGAGCAGATCGTCATCTGTTCTTGCTACGACTGGTGCGAGCCAACGCTTTTCATTGAGCCGATTGAGAAAATTCGTCAATTTGCCGACGAATTCATTGAGCGCTTCAAGATCTACCAAGAACTTGAAGACTCTTCATTCCCGCGCAAACTCATTCAACCACTACAAGATGCCAGTAACAGCGACTTTTGATGGCTACGTCGTTGAAGACCCAGAGGGAAAAGACGGCGAATATGGCAGATATGTTGATATTGTCTTGAAGGTTTCTCTTGGCAATCGCGAAGTTCACTACGCTCAGGGGCGTTTCTACGGCCGAAAGATCAGCATAATCCTTGAATTCGTTCGCGCAAACGAGTACATGACAATGAGCGGCTCCATCAGCCGCATCATGCCAAGAACCAGAAAGGACGGAATCAAGTGCTGTCACATCTACCTGCGGGACGCTTTCTTTACGCTTCCGCCAAAGCTTGGAGCTGCACCCAGCTTCAACGTTGATCTGTCGAAGGCTTACAGCTTGGAGGAGCCTATTGACAAAGGCCCCATGGCCGACGATAATGAATTGTCACTTTGACCAACCAGCCCCTACCGCATGGCTTCTTTTAATTCCTGTACTTTCAGTGGTCGCGTCGGAAACGACCCTGAACTGCGCTTCCTTGATGGCGGATCAGCAGTGGCGAAATTCAGCCTTGCTGTTGATCGCTATGGCAAAAAGAACGGCCCGAAGCCTGCTCCTCTGTGGCTTCGCGTTGAAGTGTGGGGCAAGCGTGCTCAAACCATCGGAGATCACGTCAAGAAGGGCAGTGCAATCCTTGTTCAAGGAGAGCTTGGCCTTGATGAATGGGAGAAGGATGGCAAGAAAAATTCTTCCATGACTCTTAACTGTTCGCAATTCACCTTCATTGGTGGCGACAAGCCGAAAGGTTCCGCTCCGTCTGGCAGCAAGGGAAGCCGCCCCGAACCCGAAGAGGAAGAGATTCCCTTCTGATCCATGTAAGCTGCTGTTGAATCGGTAGCGAGACATGCTGAGCAGAAATGATCCGTATTACGGTGCTCTGCTTGTAGAAGATGCAAGGCTCCACCTTGGCACGGTTATGGCCGGTCAAGATTCGGAGCCTTTTTTTGCGGCAATGCTGCGAATCGTTGAAGCCAATGTTCATCATGGATACACAACGCTTCGCAACAAGGAAATCAAGCTTAAGGGCATTAAAGACTTTATCCATAGTGTTTACTACGGTCTTGGCGTCAAGAATCTAAATCAATTTATCATTGCTGTAACAAAGTCAGCACTGAAAGAAAGATCAAAAAATAAGTATGCCTATAAGTTTATTGATTGGCTCAGGAAAGAAGACAAGTCATTCGACTTTCCGCCAGAGTTTTTTGAGTTCAGGCGCTTGATTGCATCTGTTGCGAAAGATAGAAGAAAAAGAAAGTACGATAAGATTATTGACTATCGCACTATTAAGTATCTATACCAGATGCAGCCGTCACTGCTTGCTGATGTAGGCCCAGGAAGAAAGTATAAAAACATACAGGAATGCTATTACGCTGAGGGTTATGCGGAAAAGAAGCAAGCTCTCAAGCCGATCAAGCTATTCAAGAATCCGACTAACTTGCAGCTTGAGGAAGCTGGCAAGATCTTGTTTGAGCGTTTCGGTCCGGCTAAGTCTAGGATTCTTGCGTTGAACCTTTTGAGTCATTGCGCCAATGCGCGTGCCGCCAGGGCAGGGGATTCAGGCGCTGATGATGATGATGCTGCAGCCCGGCCCGAATGGGCCTGACTGGCTCACCCTCTCTCTGGATGGCCCCCTGCAGCCCAAGGAGCGGCCACGGCAGGGGCAGGGCCGATCGTTCACCTCACCGAAGTACAGGGCCTGGCTGGCGGCCTCCCAGGCCAGCCTCCAGCAGCAATGGCAGGGGCGCGAGC